ACGGTCAACTCGCGTAAAGCTAAATCTGATACGCCAATTATTCTGATCATGCAGCGTTTGCACGTTGAAGATCCGACTAACTTTGTGATGACAGGTAATGTACCTGGTGAGTGGGAACAAATCAGTATTCCCGCACTTATTGATGATGAGTACATCAGTAAGCTACCAGAGCACATACAGCGCAAAATTCCACGTGATGTTGAACGTGATGAGAAAGGCCGTCAAAGCTATTGGCCATTAAAAGAATCTTTACTTTCATTGCTGCAGCTGGAGAATGGCGGGGAAGATAAAGACGGCGCCACAGTGTCACGCTACACATTTGCAAGCCAATACATGCAAAACCCTAAAAAGCTGGGTGGTGATCTGGTTAAGGCTGAATGGTTCCCACGTTATCTAGAGCTACCTGTTCTTAAATGGCGTGCAATATGGGCCGACACGGCTCAGAAGACTAAAGAGCATAATGACTTTTCAGTGTTCTTATGTGCAGGACTTGGCTATGACAATAACCTTTATATCATTGACGTGAAGCGTGGCAAATGGGAAGCACCCGAGCTATTGAAAGAAGCAAAAGCTTTTATCAATAAACATAAGGACAGTAACACAAAGATCGGCAAGCTTCGTTATATGGCTGTAGAGGATAAGGCGAGTGGTACCGGTTTAATTCAGTCCATATCTAAGCAGACCACTTTACCAATACGTGCGATTCAGCGAAGTACTGACAAGCTATCAAGGACTATGGATGTCATTCTTTATGTTGAAGAACGCCGTGTTTGGTTGCCAGCTAATGCACCGTGGCTATTGAATTACATTGAAGAGATTGAAGGCCTTACTGCTGATTGGTCACATGATCATGACGACCAGTGGGACCCGACCATTGATGCAATTAATGATTCATTAGCCAAAAAGCCAACTGTATTTGATTAGAGGAAATTATGGCTGAAACTAAAAAGCCCGATGCAATTGGCGATGCAGGGGCATATACAAACTTTGTCTCAAATATTGGTACCGAACGTGACAAAGCTTCACACGGTTCTTTCGTTAAGAAAGTAATTCCTGATGAGCAATTAGAAGCCGTGTATCAACACTGGTTGGCTAAGCGCATCGTAAACCGTCCAGCAAGTGACATGCTCCGAGCTGGTTGGTTCTATGAAGGGATACAAGACAACGATTTATTGAAGCTTAAAGAGGCGTGTAAGGCATTTAACTTAGATGGGGTGCTCTTATCTAGTTTAGTACTTTCTCGCTTATATGGTGTTTGCTATGTGCTTCTAGGAACAGTGGACGGCGGCAACTTAGATCAACCGTTTGATTTAAACAAGTTAGGTATTGGTCGTTTAGAGTTTTTCACGGTGCTTAAGAAAAAGCACATTGAAGCTGATACCAGTAAATATTTATCGCCTAAGGAGGCAGGTGGCGTTTTAAAGCAGCCTGAATTTTACAAGCTAAAGCTTGATGGTAAATCTAACCAACGGATCCACCACACCCGCTTAATTAAATTTGGTCATGCAGATGTGGTCAATGAAGAGCCTGTAAGTGTCTTACAGGAAGTTTATGAGGATCTACTTGATCATGCTGCCGTAAAGAAAGCCACTGCTAGTCTGGTCCATGAATCAAAAATTGACGTGATTAGAACACCTAACTTGGTCGATAAGATCAAAGAGGATATGAAATCCGTAGCTGAACGTTTTCTTAGTGTCGGATTGCTTAAGGGCTTGAATGGCATGATCGTCTTGGATAAAGAGGAGGAGTATGACTCTAAATCTTATAGCTTTGGCGGTCTGCCTGATCTCATGCGTGAGTATTCGATTCAAACTGCTGGTGCAGCTGATATGCCATATACGATTTTATTCGGTCAATCACCTGCAGGGATGAATGCAACAGGCGAGCATGACACACGGAACTATTACGACAGTATTGCAACTAAGCAAATATGGTCCTTAAAGCCATTCATGATGAAGCTTTTAAGAGTAATTGTTCAAGCCACATTTGGTCGTCAGATTCCAAGCTTAGATGTTGTGTTCAATCCTCTATGGCAATTAGACGCTAAGGTCCGCTCTGAAGTTGAGAAAGCTAACGCTGAACGGGATTCCAAGTATTTAGAAATGGGCATCATCACAGAGCCACAGATAGCAAAACAGCTTGTTATTGATGGTGTTTATTCAGTGATTGATGAAAAACATATCAAAGAGCTTGAGACAATGGTGAAGCTTAATGACAACGATAATTCAGATCCTGAAACCCCACCTCCAGCAGGCGAAGAAACGTAAAAAAGGTCGTAAAGCTTCTAAGCCGAGAGCCGTGCACGTAAACCGCCGTGTAGAGCTTTATTACACACGGCAATTACTGGCTATCTCAAAATATTGTCAGGAACAAACTAAGGAATTAGTTATTCCTACAGTAGGCCAGAACATCGGAGATGCATGGTTCTCGGACATGATGACGGCCTTTAGGGAAAAGCTCACAAAGTATGTTGTTGAGATTTCTCGACCGTTGGCCACAAAGGTTGTGACTGACACCCAAAAGGAAGTGGACAAGCAAATTGCAGAGCACACCAAAACAATTATTGGTGTGGATCTTACGCCATTCTATCGAGCTGCTGATATTCAGGATGAGGTAGATCTAAACATTACGGTTAATGTCAGTTTGATTAAGTCTATTCCGCAGCAATACGCCGATAAGCTTGAGGTACTAATTACTAATGCTTTGCAGACTGGACAAACCAATGAAGAGTTGGCCAAAGCTATTAAGCAATTAGGGTTATCTACTGATTATCGTGCACGTCTTATTGCTAGTGACCAGATGGGCAAGATTAACGGCCAAATTAACCGTGCTAGACAGCTTTCGATGGGTGTCGAGACATACACATGGCAAACGGCGAAAGATGAGCGTGTAAGGCCAGATCATCAACATAAACAGGGCAAGACATTTAGATGGGATTCACCGCCAGACGGTGGACATCCCGGTCAGCCTATCCGATGTCGTTGCACGGCATTGCCTAATTATGAGGATATCTTGATTTAGTTGTAATATTTAAAATTATCTATATGATTTATTTAGTTAATTAAGAGTTTAGTTATTATGACTGAAGATAAAAAAGAAACTAATGAGAAATATTCCGAACTCAAAGCTGTATACAAACTAGCAATTGATACAAGAAATTTTGAAATCCATCAGCTAATTAATAGAAATAATTTTTTTATGTTATTTCAAGGTGTATTACTTGCTGCGGTTTTTAGTAATCAAGCTAGCAAACCCTTTGTTGAATTTGTAATTTGTTTCGCTGGAATATTTATTTCGTGGCATCAAATTGGGGTAGCAGCAGGCGCTAAATATTGGCAAGAATGGTGGGAACTGAAAACTAGTGAAATTGAAGATCAATTAAAAAGTGCCATTGGAGCTGATAATTTTATTTCTCTCTTCGACCTTGATCATGAAGGAAATCATAAGGAGCAAAGTAATAAAGTAATAGCCAAGATTAATAAACATTCGGGTTTTATCGACTCAATAATCAATATGCTGATACTAAGAAAATACTCTGTTAGTCGAGTACCTATCAGAAGCGGGCTTGTTTTAATGATAACTTGGATTGTTTTATTTCTTAATACGATAGATTGGAGTGTTATTAGTACTTCAATAGATTTAAGTCAACTTATAGATGGTCATTTTTTTGAAAAGACTCCTAGCTAAAGATAAGTAACCATTTAAAAAATATTTAAACCCACCATTTGGTGGGTTTTTTATTGAGCGCAATTTATGAAAACCATTTACCAATTCAAAATTGGTGACTTTGCGCCAAGCGAATCGACACGCTCATTTACCAAAGAAGGGTATTTGAAGTGCGTCAATGTTCGCTTAGCTAAAGCGCCTCAAGTACGACAGTACTATGCGTATGAGTTTCCATCACTGGAAGGTTATACAGCAGATCAAGTCATCAATGTCTACACGCCACCAGAGGAGCTTTTTAAGCCTGAGGCTATTCAAAGCTTCGATGGTGTAGACACTACTGACTATCACCCGCCTAAAAATGAAATTAACGCTTCTAACTGGAAGGATTATCACATTGGCTATTGTGAGAACGTCCGTCAGGAAGGTGATTATCTGGTGGGCGATTTGCTTATTAAAGACAAGATCAGCATTGATCTGATCCAAAGCAACGAGCGGCTAGAAATGTCGCTTGGCTATGGAGCCTTATTAATCGTTGAGCAGGGTACCGCGCCAGATGGAACGCCGTATCAAGCGAAATTTATCAACTTTATTGGCAATCACGTAGCACTCGTTAAATATGGCCGTTGTGGTGGTGATTGCCGCATCGGTGACAAACAGCAAACTCCACCAAAGGGGAATAAAACAATGGAAGTAATTGTAAACGGTATCCGCTTTAACATCGGCGATAACACGCCCTTAGCAGATGCATTAAAGCAGCAACAAGAGCAGCTTGAAAACATGAAGGCTGCAAAACTTAAAGTGGGTGATAAGCAATTTTCAATCGGTGATGAACTAGGTGCCATTCAAGCGGTTGTAGATCAGTTACATGCCGAAAAAACTGCTCTTGAGCAAAAAGTAGGTGATCTGGAAAAGAACCAGATGACGCCTGAAAAACTTGAACAAGCTGCTGCCGAACGTGCTGCTGTTATTGCCGATGCTAAGGCATTGGTACCAACAGTTAAAACTGAAGGCTGTACATGTGAGCAAATCAAGCGTGATGTTATTGCTGCAAAAGCGGGCGATGCATTAGTAACTGCTTTGATGGGTAGCGTATCAGTAGGTGATGCAAAACCTGAGCAGATCGACACAACTTTCCGTGCACTCTGTGCTGTGAAGGGTACACATCCTTCTAATCCTGTTGGTGATGCTCTTCACCAGCAACAGCAAGTTAAAACTGGTGACGGTAAACCAGTAGATGGGGAGCCTAAACCAAACAACAAAAAAGAAGCTTGGAAACAAAGTTTCTAATTAACTGGAGAACTTCAAATGTCTTTAACCCCTCAAGCTATTCCGGGTATGCGTGCTCGCCTGCACATGCCCGAAGAAATTTTATCTTTGCCAGTTGCTGGTATAGGCGTAGTTAGTGATGGCGAAGTGGTGGTCCAATCTGCTGATGGAAAAACAGTTAGCGCGGTAACTGGTGCAACTAATACAAAGTTTGGTGTAGTCGTTTTTCAGCACGTAGGTAAAACAGGGAAAAATGCCTTAGGTAAAGAAGCGTATCAAGCTAAGGACTGTGCACCTGTAATGCAAATCGGTTCTATCTGGGTGAAGCCTTCAGCTCCAGTGATCGATATCAATGCGAAGGTTTATGTACGTACTTCGAACCCTACTGCCCAAGCGCCACTTGGTTCACTTTCTTCTTCAGCATTAGATTCTACGGAACTACCTAATGCCTCTTGGGAAACCATCACTGGTCCTGATGGATTAGCTATTCTTCGTTTACGTGGAGCATAATCAATGTCAAAACAATTAGAACAAATGAAAATCCGCCTATCAGCAGTTGCACATGGGGTGCAAATCGCTGTAGGGGATGCATTTAATTTAGATAACTTTGCCAAGTTATTATTAAAGCTTGAATCAATCGATGAAATGACACCGCAACTTGCTGAAGCCCAAGCTTATGCAAAGTACCTACCGATTGAAGGATTGGAAGGTGCAGTTATAGGTTCGGCTAGTGTCTTGCAACGTAAGAGAGGCGTAGGACGTGGTAAGCGCTTCTCAGGTCAAGGCAATGATGTGCCATTAGCAGAAGTTGTTTACGATGAAGTAAAACTCACTGTACAGCCTGGTGTTATTGGTTATGAAATCAGTATTTTTGATGCTGCAGCTGCCTTAAAAGCAGGTATCCAGTTAACGACTGACAAAGTTGCAGCAGCTCGATTGGCCTATGAAAATCACATGAGTGATGTCGCTTGGTTTGGCGAGCCAGAAACTGGTTTGCTAGGCTTCTATAATCAAACAGGTGTTGAGGTGATTACTTCTACGGTAGATTATACGACTGCTACAGTAGAGGTCATTCTTGCCGATATCAATAAGGCAATTAAAGGTGCTTCTAATGCTTCTAAGTTTGATGGAAGTATTCAACCAGATACTTTTGTGATGCCTGAGAATAAGTTTACTATTCTCGCTAGCCGTATCGTTCCGGATTCAGCGGGTAAAACCTTCCTTGAGTACATTAAGGAAAAGAACACCTTTGCAATGCAAGGTAAAACACTGACATTCACTTCTGAAAGTATGCTTGAAGGTAAAGGTGAAGGTGGTACTGACCGCAGTATTATTTATCGCCGTGATCCGAGCTGTATTACTTTCCGTTGTAATGAACTGGAATTCTTGGCTGCTCAGCCTATCAATTATGTGATGCGTACACCGGGACACTATATGTATGAAGGTGTCTATTTAAAACGTGTCGATTCTCTCCGCTACTACGATGTTGAATAAGGATTACTAAACATGCCAAAAATTACTTACAGCGGCTCTCAGGCCGCTTTTTCTTTTGATGGAATTCAGGTCGGTCAAGGCCAAACCGTACAAGTTAGTGCTTCGGATCTCACAAGTATTTCAAAAGGTAAAGCCTTTAAATCACTCGTTGAAAAAGGTGAGCTCGAAGTTCAGGAAATCCCAGATGATGAGCCAAAAGCAACAGGCAAAACTGGTGGTCGTGGTGGTAAAGGCGGCAAGCAAAACGATGCAGCAGGTGAGCAGCAAAAGCCAACTGATGAAGACGCTTTGGCCGCCGTGAAGGCTGAATTAACAGCGCTTGAAGTAACGTTTAGTGATGATGAAACACTTGAGCAGTTACAAGCTAAGTTAGCTCAGGCTAAAGAATAAGGTGAGTCTATGGACGTACAAACGTTTCGTGAAAAGTTCTCGACTGATTCGAGTTTAATGTCTTTGCCAGATGCAAAAATTCAGGATGCTTTAGAAGAAGCGGATCTGATTGTTTCTCAAATTGAGTTCGGGGCATTAAAGGAACGTGCTGTAGGTCTATATGCAGCACATATTCTTAAAGTTGGTACTGTAAGTGGCAATGGTGCTGCTTTTGGTACCGCCTCAAGCATGACAATTGCGGGCCAAAGTGTGAGTTATTCACGATCATCGAAAGAAGCTTTCTATGATCTCAGCATGTATGGCCAGCGTTACCTTGCGTTAAAAAATTCAATTCCAATTGATGATGAAGGCACAAACCCTAACCGTTTAGGTGTTGGTGCTTTTGTCGTATAGGAGAATCCCATGCCTTTTAAATATCAGGCACCAGAAGGTTACAAGCCAAGCAAAATTGTTATTGCTGGGCAAAACCTAGATATCAATAACGGCGTTTTAGAATCTGAGGATGACATTATCCATATTTTAAAACCCTTAGGTTTTGAGCGTTACGTTGAAGTTGTTGAGCCAAAGAAATCGGCAGCATCTGCTAAAGAGTAATTAAGCTATGAGCGATTATCGTGTTGATGCTCAGGTCAATTTTGATGAGATGAATAATCGCGTTAGGTTTGAAATAAGACGCACGGTTAACGCTCTTACTTTGCGCTTACAGCGGATTGTTCAGGAAGACATGTTAAGTGGCCAACGACTCAAAGTTCAGTCAGGCCGCTTGCGTGGATCCGTTTCATCAAAGGTGGATGAGGATAAGGATTCCATTGAGGGAACCGTGGGAGCTGGTGGTGCTTTGGTGCCTTATGCGCCTGCACATGAGTTTGGTCTAAATGGTGCTTTGGGTGTTAAAGCACACCTGAGGACAATTAAACAGGCGTTTGGCCGACCTATTTCACCTGTTCAGGTCAATGTTAAGGCCCATTCTAGGAATGTTCGGTTTAGAGAATTGCGGTTCATGCGTGATTCACTGGATATCGTGGCCAAGATTGTGCCGAAAAATATTGATGCAGCAATTCAGCGAGGTATAGCAGGTGGATAGTGAAGCAATTTATCAAGCGCTGTTTGATCGGTTAAGTACAAGGGTAGAAGGGCTCAAAACAGTAAGTCGCCGTTTACGTCACTTTAATAATGTATTGCCTGATGAACGGCCTGCCATATTTATCACTCAAGGCAATCAGCAAGAAGTACCGGTACATGGTATGGATTCAAAAGTTGAACTTGCTGCTGAAGTTTATATCTACATCCATGAGGCTGATAGAGCTAAGCCCCCATCATCACAGATGAATATTTTCATCGATCGTGTACGTGAAGCTATTAAGCCAGACCATCCTGATTTTAGTGAGTATCAAACCTTAGGTGGTTTGGTAGAGCACTGCTGGATCGAGGGCACTGTAGAAGTATATGAAGCAGTAGAAAACATGCTGGATGACCAGGCGATTGCCATTATCCCTATCCGAATCCTCACAACCAATTAACAAAACATTCATTTTATGACCGCCTCGATGGCGGTTTTGTCATTTTAGAGAGGTCAAAATAAATGGCTCAGTATTTATTTGGTGCCGGCAAGATTTTTGCTACACCGATTCAAGATGTATACGGGCAACCGATTAGTAATCCCACACCAGTTGAAGTGGGGGTAATGCAATCCGTTGGTGTAGATATTAGCTATGACTTAAAAGAACTTTTCGGTCGTGGACAGTTCGCCGTAGATGCTGCACGCGGTAAAGGTACTATTAAATGTAAAGCTTCTTTCGGACGTATTAACGGTACATTGTTAAATTCAATTTTTTTCGGTGGCGTTGTTGCTGAAGGTGGAATTGAAACAGTTTCCCAAACCATTAATGGTGAAGTGATTCCGGCTGGTGGTACTGTTACACCGGTTGTTCCTAACAGCGGTACATATGTAAAGGATCTAGGCGTAACAGATGCTAAAGCAATCCCACTTAAACGCGTAGCTTCGGCGCCAGCAACCGGACAATACAGTGTAGATGCCGCAACCGGTGCTTATACATTTGCTGCTGCAGATGCAGGTAAAACGGTATTTATTAACTTCCGTTATTCAGCAATGGTAGCGGGTGCTAAGTCAATCACTGTATCTAACCTAGATATGGGTTATACGCCAGAGTTTGCCGTTGACCTTCAACGTGACTACAAAGGCAAGTTCATGCACATGAATTTCTTCCGTTGTACCAGTAACAAACTTGGATTCAGTTCAAAACAGGACGATTACGATATTCCTGAGTTTGAATTCCAGCCTATGGCTGACGATCTTAACCGTGTTTTCAAAATTGATTTATCGGAGTAATGCCAGATGCAATTTAAGCAAGTTGATAACCCGCGTGGTAATAGTAAAGAAATAGCTGGTCAGACTTGGATTTTTGCTCCGGCACCATTGGGTACACTTGAGCGTTTCCAAGAGCAATTAAGCTCAAATGATGTGCCTGTGTCTGTAATCGTGGATATGGCTCATATTTGTTTAAAACGGAATTACCCGGATATTACCCGTGAATATGTTTCGGATGAGCTCTTAGATATGGGTAACATGGAAGAAGTATTAGCCCTAGTAACTAAAACGTCCGGCTTGGAATATACAGGTAAACCCGTAGGTGAAAGCTCGGGGGAATAAACTGGGAGGAGCTGTACACGCATTTAGTGCTGACAATGGGTAAAGATTACGACTATGTACGTAATGAAATGGATCTACCTAGATTAAGAGCATTAAGTGCGTATCAGCAAAGTAACCCTCCCGCACATGTTGGGATACAACGGCTTTGCCGTATTTTAGAAGCATTCATGGGAATTGATGAAACTCCGCCAGCTATTACCGTTTCAGAGGATGACGAAGACGATATGCTGGAAGTTTTGTCGAATTTTCCGCAGGGTGGTTAAGGCTGCCCTGATTAATTTTTCAATGTGACAAAAAGTAATCGGTTTGTTAAATTAGGTTCACTTTATAACAATCGGTGAAATTATGAAAAAGATATTATTTGCTTTGGTGGTGGGATCTAGTTTAGTAGGTTGTGCAACGACATATAAAGCGCCTGTCACATTAAATCAAAGTGCAAGCGAGCAAGTGAGCGCTACGAAGGATCAAATTTTTAAAGCAGCTCAACGTGCGTTAGCAATTAATGGTGAACAGATTATGAGCGCTAATGCTGATGCTGGAGTAATCTCTACTGCAGCTCGTGATTATCGCCTTACACCAGATTTAGCTGATTGCGGAACAACATTGGGCATTGATTATTTAAAAGATAATCGAACCAGTACTAAGGTTGCTTATAATATTTTAATTGCAGATAATTCTTTAGATGTTCGCACAACATTGCAAGGTGATTATAAAGTTGGTGATGTAACTCAAAATATCACTTTAACTTGTGTTTCACGTGGTGTTTTGGAACAGAAAATGATTCAAAAAATTAAAGCTGAAATTAAATAGGCAGTATTTAAATGGTTCCAACTAAATTTTGTTATGCATGCGGTCAGCAAATTGATGCACGTGCTGAAATTTGCCCAAAATGTGGTGTAAGACAGCAAGATGTTAAAACTACGGGGCAAAAAAGTAAGGTAGTTGCAGGTATTTTTGCTTTGTTATTAGGTGGGTTTGGAGCACATAAATTCTACTTGGGCAAAGTTGGGCAAGGTATCCTTTATCTAATTTTCTTTTGGACTTTTATCCCTGCGATTATCGCATTCTTTGAAGGTATAATTTATTTATGTACTTCTGATGAAGATTTCGCCAAAAAATATGGTTAAGTAATTTGCCATAAATAAGTTTTTAAAGCCTTGTAAATACAAGGCTTTTTTATTTCTCGACTGCCCCTTCAAAGGGGGCTTTTTTATGCCTGTGAGGAAGTTATGGCAAATAATAATCGTGTGGAAGTCCATATCGGTGCTAAAACCTCTGAACTTAAAGAGGGCATGCAAGATGCAGAAAAAATAGTATCTGATTCTGCCAAGAAGATTGAAAGCACTGGGCATAATATTGATTTTAAGCTTGATCTTTCAAATCTACGGTCAGAGTTGAACGGATTTGCTTCAAACCTTTCTGATAAGTTCAAGACAGTAGGCAATGATATTAAGAGCTCGCTGACAAATGGCCTATCTTTAGTCAGAGGTGGTTTTTTTCTTGGTATTGGCCAAGAGATTGCTAGAAGTGCAGCAGAAGCGGTTGCAGCAATTCCGGATCTGGTATCTGCTGTGGGTAAGGCTTCAAAAGAGTTAGAGATTCAAGCCCGATTAGCAAACTCGAATACTTTAGAATTTCAAGAATGGGCATTTGCTGCAAAAAAAGTAAACGTGGAGCAGGACAAGCTATCGGACATCATGAAAGATGTAAACGATAAGTTTGGTGACTTCATGCAAACTGGTGGTGGTGAAATGGCCGATTTCTTTGAAAAGATCGCGCCAAAAGTCGGTGTCACTGCCCAACAATTTAAGGGCTTATCTGGTCCGCAAATCCTAGAAAAGTACTACCTGACTTTGCAAAAAGCCAATGTGTCACAGGCTGAAATGACTTTCTATATGGAAGCCATTGCGAACGATGCAACATTATTAGCTCCATTATTGGATAACAACGGTCAAAAATTAAAAGAGTACGCTAAACAGGCTCATGATTTAGGCGTAATCATGAGTGAAGATGCCGTAGCTGCTACCAAAGAATTTAATACGTCCCTTGAGACTGTCCAAACAACACTTCAAGGTGTATTAACCCGTATTGCAGCACAAGCAGCTCCATCCCTTACTGAATTAGCTAATCAATTTTTAACTTTTGCGGTTGATTCCAAGGATGCCATTGATGATTCAATTAAGTCGATTATTGGCATTTTTGAAAGTCTCTTCAGCATTGCAGGGGAAATTTTCAATACTATTGGAGGTATTTGGCAGGACTTAACTAGCAATATTGGCGATGGTTCATTAGCACAAATTGGTTTTATGGATGCCGTTTCAGTTGTGATTCGAGCATTAGGTGTTGTAGTTACCGGCTTTCAGGTAGGTGTGCAATCTGCTTTTGCAATCATTCGTGCCGTTGTTGTTACGGTCTGCCAAGCATTAATCATTGCATTTAATGGCCTTATGGCTGGCTTTGATATGGTAAGAAGTACTATTCAGTATGGTCTGGATGTACTACAGGTTAAGTTTCAAACATTTGGCAGCGTTGTAAATAATATCCTTCATTTTAATTTCTCTGGCGCGAAAGCAGCATGGGAGGGTGGTTTATCTCAGCTTGGTAGTATTACTGATCGATACACTAATCAAATGAAAGGACGCATGGCTGACCTAAAAAACTCTTGGAATGCGGGAGCCACTACAGCAGCCAATTCACTTGTCACAGCAGGAAAGCGAATTCTTGAGGTTACTACAGCGGGTAATCAGAAGATTACCAACTATGTGTTTAAGGATCCGACCAAACCAGTCGAGCCGCCAAAACCACCTAAGCTTGGCTTAGGAACTGCACCACCTAATACAAAATTAGGTATAGGTACTGGTGAAAAAGACGAGAAAGGCGGTTCTAAATCATCAGCTAAATCTAAGGCTGAGCAGGAAGCTAAAGAACGTCAGCGCCAAGCTGAACAAGCAGCTAAAGCACTTGCCGATATTCGGTATAAATATGCATCCGAAGAAAAGAAAGTTGCTTTAGATCTGCAAAAGGCATTGGAAGAGATTGAAAAATCCAAGATGACTGCTGATGAAAAAGCCGCTGCAAAAGTCAAAGCCGAAAAGGATGCTTCAGACAAGATCATTGCTATTCGTTTAAAAGAGTTTGAGGAATATAAAAAAGCTCGTGAAGAACAGATCGACAATTATCAACAGCAAGCACAACGCCTATATGAAATTGAAGCGGCACGAATTCAGGCTGAGTTTGATGCCAAGAAAATTTCAAATGTCCGTAAAGTTCAGTTGGAAAAACAGCTAGAAGATCAGTTACGCGAAATTAAGCGGCAAGGTCTTTTAGAGCGTTTAGCTTTGGAAAATGAGCAGACCAACATTACAGGCAAACAAGGTAACCAAAACCAAATCACCAACAACATTTCTGATTTAGAGACAGACCAGAAAGTTGCTGACACTAAGTCTATGGGCTTAATCAGTGATGCGGAAATGAAAGACTTTGAGGCTAAGTTTGGTGGCTTTACTTCTCGTCTTGCCAACCTTTGGGATCAAGGCATTCAGTCCCTTATGAATGGCACCTTGACTTGGAGTAATGCCACTAAAGCAGTGCTTGCTGATATGGGAGCATTTGCCTTGCAAACAGCTACTAAAGAGTTGCAAGGATGGCTAAGAATTCAAGCTATTAAATTGGCTCGTAAACTTGGCTTTGTCGGTGCTGAAACAGCAGCAGAAGCTTCTGGCCAAGCTGCTCAAACAGGGGCAACCATTGCAGGTGAAGCAACACGTACCAGCGTTACAGCAGCAGGTGGTTTAGCACGTTTAGGTTTAAAAGCAGCTGAAGCTATCAAAGGCATCATGATGTCTGCATGGGAGGCAATGGCCGGAGCTTTTAAAGCCATGGTTGCAATTCCATATGTCGGTCCAATTCTTGCCGTTGGTGCCGGTGCAGCTGCGTTTGGTTTAGTGGCTGGTCTTGCGGGCAAGATTAAATCTGCTCGAGGCGGTTACGACATTCCATCAGGTGTGAATCCGGTTACCCAGCTACATGAAGATGAAATGGTTTTACCTTCCCAACATGCGAATACCATTCGTGAAATGGGTAAAGCTTTGCGTAATGGAGCAAGCTTTGGAGCTGCTGCAGTTGCTGAAGGTGGAGGTGCGGGAGCAACCATTAATATTAGTGCAATTGATGCCAAGAGTATTCAACGGCTCTTGAAGAGCAATGGTCGTGCAGTTGCTAGTGGTTTGCAAAGTTATGCCCGTGGATTTGGTAAAAACGGTAAATAAGGAGGATTCATGTCAGACGTATTGTTTCCTGAACTGCCGGGTCTAGAGTGGGATCTAACTAAAACCCCCATGTTCAATACCAAGATCATGCAATCAGTAAATGGTCGAGAACTAAGGGCTAGTTATCAGGCAGTACCTAAATATCAGATCAGCATGTCCTTTGCATTCCTTCGGGAGAGCAAGGGGCGTAATGAATTACAGCAACTTGAAGGTTTCTTTCTAGAGCGCCGTGGCTCATTTGATTCATTTCTTTTCAAGATGCCTGAGGACAATGAATTTCAGTGCACGTTTGTAGGCGATGGGGTTCAAACGTCATTCCAGCTTTATAAGCAGATCAATACCACTCAGATCCCTTTACAACATACCCAAGCGGAACAGAGTGAAGATCCGTTGATGTGGAGTGAGAATGCATCAAAACCGATGTGGTCAGATCCTGAAAGTCAAATGTGGTTACTTCAATTTGTTATTACAAATAATGGTATGTTGCAGCTATCGATTCCACTATTAGAAGGAGAATCTATTACTGTAACTGGTACCTTTTACTATCGATGTCGTTTTGCTGATGATGAACAGCAATATACCAATTTTATGTCTAAGCTTTGGAAAGCTGGAAAAGTCGAAATGATTGGGTCATTAGGAAATAAGGTATGAGAGCAGCTTCAGATAAACTTATTGCGTTATTAGATGCAAATCAATTCATTACGGCAGATCTTTATACAATTACTACCATTCAAGGTGATGTTATAAGAGCGACTAGTTATGACTTCGATTTGATTGTGGAAGGCTATACTTATTTTTCAAGTGGCGAAATCATCCAGAGAGAAGGGATTAGTCTTTCGATTGGTATTGAGGTTGATAACCTGTCTATTACGATCAATGCATTGGATGAAAATACTATTGGTGGAATTCCTATTGTCCAAGCCTTTCACAATGGTCAAATGGACGGTGCACGTTTCAAGCTTGAACGTATTTTTATGGATGCATCCACACCTACGGATACCAGTGCGGGAACAATCAAGTTGTTTGAAGGCCGGATTATTGAACCTGAGTTCGATCGCAATACGATTCACGCCAGTGTTGCATCAGATCTGGATGAATTGAACGTGCAGATGCCGCGTAATTTATACCAGCCGAGCTGCAGCAATACACTGTTTGATCACGCCTGTGGTTTAGACCGTGCAAATTATGCATTTGAGACTACCGTCGCAACAGACAGTACTGCATCACGAATCTTGTGTGACATTAACCAGCCGCAAGGATGGTTTACCCAAGGAGTGATCGAATTTTTAGAGGGTGGTAATAAAGGTCTTAAACGAACGATTCGTCTGCATGAGCTCGATGTGCTGCTTCTTACATTGCCATTACTTGAAAATCCTGAGGTGGGGCAGAGAATCAAGGTTTATCCGGGTTGCGACAAGCGTCTGGAAACTTGCCAGAACCGCTTCAATAACTTTTCCCGTTTCCGCGGCGCGCCTTTTATACCAATCCCTGAAACATCCGTTTAATCAAATTTAACTTTCTAAGCCTCGCATTCGCGGGGTTTTTTGTTCTTGAGGGTAACCCAATGACTGTACCGAGCGATTACGATTTTATCGGGAACACTATCACCGAATCACAGTTTAAAAATGCATTAACCGTTTTGCTCAATCATATTCGTCAAATGTCACTTGATTTAGTCGAGGCGCAAGGTGGCAACTATAGCTATGCAACAATGGCCTTATTTGATGCAGATAAAATAAATGTACCTGCTAATTCTACCGTACGTATTGCTCGGGGAGACGATGCAGGGCTTTATGTTTGGGATGGCGCAAATTTAACAAAAGTAGAAACCTCGAATAATCCTTATACAATTTCCTCAACCCCAGATGACTTATTCATCATTTCAGATGCTTTGGATAATGTTTTATTCTCAATTGGAAGAGATGGAACGGTAAGAGGTTCATTTGATCTTTCAAATATTGATTTGAATATCGAATCTACAAGTGAGGTTGGTGGAGACACGGTTCTTGCAGTTTCCGATAATACAGGAAACATGCTTGCCTCTTTGAATTCTAAAGGTGAGTGGTATTTCACAAAAATCATAGCAGATGAAGTAGTTACTCCTTTCGGTAGCAGCTCGGAATCATTAGACGAAGTGATCGAGCAAACCGAAATCGCCATCCCTGAATTGAGTTTTTACAGGATCGATTTCACTATGGTGGGCCAGCCGCCTACCGATTTAGGCGAGACAACTGTATCGGGTGTGTGTTCGTTTAGTGACCCATCTAACTCTCAGACATTTTTCAAATCAAACATGGAAGTAACGGTCCAAGGTCAAGGGTCAGCATACGACTATAAGAAAAACTACACATTGGATCTTTTTAATTCAGATATGGAATCGCTCAAGGTCAAAGTAGGTAGCATGATCGCCACTGACTCTTTTCACTTAAAGGGATTCTACAGGGACCCTACCCATTTCCGCGACCAAGGTGGCTACAGATTTTGGAATAGCCTTGTAAGAAAACTGGATTATCCTTACTGCAAAGTAAATAATATTATTTATCAAGCAAATACTGATAGGAAAGCAGATGCAGAATACACAGCTGATGCAAAGTACTATCCTCACGGAATACCTTGTGTTGTCTATTTAAATAATCAGTTTTATGGTCTATATACCTTAAGATTAAAGAAAACTAGACAAAATTACGCACTTAACAATGCTGATTTGAACCATATCTTTTTAGATAGTGCAACATATGATGCACACTTGAGTCAAAGTTTTGATCCACATGACTGGGAAATAAAGTCTCCTAAAATGTCAGGATATGAAGACCAAGGGCCTGTACCCAGTAAATTTGCTGCGGTACAAACCTCGATCGAAAGACTTTTCAACTTTACTAAGGACTTAGATAGTAATTATCAAAACCACGCTTCTGTTTTGGTTTTACCTCACTGGTTGATATTTTACATCTTTGCTGAATTAGTTGGGCATTGGGATATCAATGGCAATAACTACAATATCATGACATGGGACAATATCCATTGGTCTATTCTGCCTTACGATTTGGACTGGACTTTAAACTGGTTTACTGGCGAAAACGCGGGAGCCACTCAAACAGGTTTCATTGTCAGTGGTGATATCTGGCCTAGATTTAGACAAGTATATCTGCCTCAAATCCGTGAGCTTTACACAAAGTTAAGAAAAAGCGGAGACATATCTACATATGCGGTAGTTAAGCATTATGTGGAAGTAGCCCGAAATATCCCCAGAGACATCTATTCGAAAGATAAAGCCAAATGGGGGGTAACACCGATCTTCGGCAATAGTAATTATCCAGATCTAGAGCAGGCATATAGGTATATCGATGCCAGAATCAACTACCTAGATACGGTATGGTTAATCAATTAATCAGGTGAGATATGTCAAATACTCTTTTACTTAAAACAGACGGATCTATCAATACTAGATCTAAAGTATTCCCTAAATTAGGCAAGTGCAATATTGCGATTTATCGCAGAACTAACGGAGCCGACGAGGTTGAACTCTGGACATGGGGCCTTTCACATGCTGAAAACCCTATCACCATAAACGGAGGCAAATTCGTCGCATGGGCCGCAAATGTTCCAGATAGACTGGTAGTTCCAGAGAACCCTATCGCGATTGATACTACTGAGTTAACTTTACCTAGACAAATAGTATGTTATTTTAAAATAAAAATCGATGATGGTCTGAAAAGTTGTCAGTTGATGTTCAACAATTATCTTACCGATACATCTCTCTGTGGCGGAAACAAACCAGATCAGATGAAGATCGATTACTCTAGAAGACCGTATACTATTAACAGTATGGCTAAGATGTTTTGGAACCAATTTGTGGCATATGATTTATCAGGCTGGGACATGTCTGACGTAGTATATGCCGTAAGTATGTTTCATAATTCCCCTAATTTCAATCAGGATTTGAGCTTGTGGGATGTTAGGAAAATAACTGAGTTTTCTTCTATGTTTCAAGGGACTCCATTCAATCAGCCCCTAAATTCATGGGTAACGGAATCAGCCGTTGCATTTGCAGGGATGTTCGCGAATTGTGTTGATTTCAACCAGCCTTTGGATAAATGGAATACCTCTAAGGTATCTGATTTTTCATCTATGTTCGGCTGGGCCAAGTCTTTTAATCAGCCTATTGGCAACTGGGACACGTCTTCTGCCACAAATATATCGTATATGTTCGAAAACGCGCATGCGTTTAATCAGGACCTGAACGACTGGAATGTTCAAAAGGTCGAATACATGGATGACTTATTCAAGTACGCTAAGTCGTTTAATCAGCCACTAAGTAACTGGGATACAAGATCTGTTGTGACGGCTAGTCAAATGTTCATGGGGGCTGAATCCTTCAATCAGACCATCGAGAACCTCAACTTCTCTAAATGCACAGCATTAAGGATGTTCATGTACCAAGCCAAGTCGTTCAATAAGCCAGTGGCAGCTTTGGATGTATCTGTGTGTACGGATCTTGCGCAGTTCTTTGAAGAAGCTTTGTCATTTAATCAGCCTGTGGAATCATGGAACGTGTCTGCGTGTTTGGACATGTGGAGAATGTTTGCATATGCAACGGCGTTTGATCAGCCACTAGCAGCATGGTGTCCTAAGTTCAATGTAGAGGTATCTTTGGATTCTTTCATGGAGGGTAAGGCATATAGAACATCCTATTATGATGATTTCTTGAACGCTTTATGGCTAGATGTAAATACGACAAGAAGAAACCAGTGGGCATCAAGAATTAAACCTAGATTATTGGGCATGGGTTTATCTAAATATTCCTCTGTATCTTCGAGTGCTAGAGCAAATTTAGTAAGTGCAGGCTGGACAATTACAGATGGAGGACAAGTATAATGACTGATTATACAATTACAGATGGGCAGTTCTACAAAGTTATAGATAAAGACACTGGTGCTGTCATCACAATGGGTGAGCTATCTGACACAAATACACTTTCGACAATTCACAACGTCGAGTTCATTTCAGAAGAGCAGTACGAAGCTGAGCGCCCGAAGCCTGAAGCGTTGTCTGAAACCAAGATGATATAAAAGGCCGCATTTAGCGGTTTTTTTATTACCAAAATTTAGGGGAGTCTATGCAGAAAAACCAGCTCGCTGTTCAAGAAGCACTGACTTGGCTCGGCACCCCATATCACCACCAAGGCCGTGTCAAAGGCGTGGGTGTGGATTGCGGTACGCTGATCTGTGAGGTCTATGAAAAAGTTGGACTCATGGACCATTTAGATCCGCGTCCGTATCCGCCAGACTGGCATATGCATCAGATGGGTGAGCGCTATCTTGAGCATATCAGGAGTGTCTGCTTTGAAGTGGACGGGCCACCAGAGCCGGGGGATATTGTGCTTTATAAAATTGGCAAATGTGTCAGCCATGGCGCAATTGTCGTTGAATGGCCAACAATCATTCATTCATATATCCATCTGGGAGTCATTCTTCAAGATGGTACCAAAGGAAGTTTAGCCCGGCGAATCGCCGGGTTTTTTCGTATGAAGAGGCTGAAAAAATAATGGGTGGAATCTTTGGTAGTACAACAATCAGTACATCAGACAACCGCATCAACTCTATGCGTGTTCAGCAATCTGCATATGGACTATGCCAGCCACTGGTCTACGGCAAAAACCGGTTGGCTGCGAATATGTTCTGGTATGGCGATTTCTCATCGACTGCGCATACTACGACAACCAAGTCGGGAGGTAAGGGCGGTAAAACGAAAACAAGCAATACAACGTATACATACAGCGCATCGTTAATGCTGGGTTTATGCGAAACCAAAATACGCGATATTGGCAATATCTGGCGAGATAAGGAGCAGATTGTTCCAAAAACTGAAGGCGGTGTGCAGCTCAAGCCAATTGATCAACTCGGATTTGAACTCTTCGACGGTGATCATAACCCAGTGTGGGGTTATCTGGCGTCAATGCATCCTGATCAGGCAGTACACTATCCATTTCTCGGCTATATCGCGTGTGCAAATTATGACTTAGGTGGTAGTGCATCATTATCGAATCATAACTTTGAAGTGATTAGCGACATTACGTTTTCAGATACGATTCATGATGCTAATCCGGCCGACGTTGTTGAGGATCTAATTAGTCATCCACGCTATGGTGCTGCACCTAATTTGAATGTGGCGGATCTCTCAGAGTTTCGCCGTTACTGTACAGCCACCGGCTTATTTATCAGTCCTGCACTGACCGAACAGCGTGCAGCGCATGAGATCATTAATGAAATTGTTGAGTCGGTAAATTGTGCAATCGTACCCAGCCCGGATGGCTTAAAAATTAGATCTTATGGTGACACTGCGGTATCGGGAAATGGAGTCACGTTTACACCGGATCTCACACCAGCCTATCATTTAACAGATGATGACTTCATTGGTGATGATCAGCCCGTTCGCGTGAAGCGTAGCCGTGATACGGATGCATTTAATCACTGTCAGATTGAGTACGTGAATCGCTTCAATCAATACAATACCGAGACGGTCGAAGCGAAAGACCAAGCAAACATTGAAATGTTTGGACTACGCACTCAGGATCCAGTGAAGTACGACTTTTTCTGTGAGCCGAAGATTGCCCGACATGCTGTGCAATTATTGCTACAGCGCAAACTTTACGTGCGCAATGAATATGAGTTTGATCTGGGCTGGAAGTACTGCCGACTCGAGCCGATGGATATCGTGACGCTCACAGATGAGTCTTTGGGTTTAGATCGCTTCCCAGTGCGTATCACGCGCATTGAAGAAGATGAGGATGGATTGCTTACCGTGACTGCAGAAGAGTTAGCGGTGGGTTCTCGATCAGCAGTTGAATACGACTTACAGGCGTCAAATGGTTATCAAGGGGGTAACGAGGAACCTGGTAATGTTAATGCACCGGTAATCTTTGAACCGCCGCTCGATCTAACGGATGGTAAAAATCAGGTATGGGTAGCAGCATCGGGTGGAAGCAACTGGGGCGGCTGTAATGTCTGGGCGAGTCTGGACAATACAACGTATGAAATGATTGGAACAATTTACGGATCTGCACGCTATGGCCAGTTAGTTGCTGCAATTAATTCCAGTGCAACTGCAATGCAAGTCCAGCTAAATACATCCAGTCAGATTTTTAGTGGAACGTCTGAAGATGCTCAGGTGAATACTACTCTCTGCAGAGTCGGTGATGAATATGTCAGCTATGTCGATGCAACTTTAAATGGATCTGGCTTGTATACGCTTGGAGGTGTGTTACGTGGACGGTTTGATGATGCTTTAGCGCATAATGCCGGTGAATCCTTTGTGCGAATAGATAAAGCGATCTTTCAGCATGAATTCAATTCGAATCTGATTGATAAAACCATCTATCTCAAGTTCACCAGCTTCAATGGCCTGCAACAGAAAGAGCAAACTCTGGATGAGGTGACAGCCTATAGCCACACACTTAACGGTGGGCGTCCTTCAGGTGTCAAGGGCTTGTCGCTGCAGTCGCCATTTGTGGGTAGTTCATTTAAGGTGCAATGGCAGTTTGCTGCTGGCGCACAGGGTTATATTGTGCAGGTCTTGTCTGGAAGCACACTGCTTAGAACGATTGAAACGACCAGTGCTGAGTACACCTATTCGATGGAAGAGGCCAAAGTGGATGGAGTGCAGCGGAACTATACAATCCGTGTTGCCAGTAAATCAGAAAATGGTACCAGTACATTTACGGATTTGAATATCAGCAATCCAGTGCCACCTATTCTGGCCAACGTCTATACATCGGCTACATCAAACTCAATCACGGTTTCCTGGATTCCTAGTGAGGTGCCAGACTTAAAAGATTATCAGGTGTGGATCAGCAAAAATGCCAGCTTTGATCCGGAAACGCTGGCCGCGAGTTGGACCGGTACAGAGAATGCCTGCACAATTGGAAATCTGGATTCGACCACGACTTATTACATTCGGGTTGCGGCGCGTGATGTCTGGAAGCCAACATCATGGAACTACTCGGCGAGAGTGACACAGGCGACTTTAGAAGCTTGATTTTAACTAAAACATGGCACCCAAACGGGTGCTTTTTTATTGTCTAAATTTTCTGGAGAAATAAATGGAACCAGTTTCCACAAGCGGTTTTGCTGCAATTTTAAAATTTTATGGAGTAGCAATCATGGTGACATTAGCTGTTGCCTTGGTTGCGGCAGTTGTATTGATGACTCGCATGCCACGTTCGCCTCAAGAATGGGCTGTAGGCTTGATTTGTACTGTTGTGTCAAGTCTGGCTGGGGGTTCACTAATTATTATGAAATTTAGTTTGCATGCGTGGGCAACTGACACATGGGGATGGTTTGCAATAGGTGGGCTTTTCTTTGTTTGTGGCTTGCCGGGCTGGGCTTTGATCAGGTGGGTTTTTAATTTCATTGATAAACAAGAAGGGAAAACAATTGTTGAAGTGATCAAAGAAATTAAAAAATCAAAAAATGATATTACAGGTGGCTAATCATGAACATCGAACAATATCTTGACGAACTCATTAAGCGTGAAGGCGGGTATGTAAATAACCCAGCAGATCGGGGCGGTGCAACAAAGTATGGTATTACTGAAGCGGTAGCACGGGAAAATGGCTACAAAGGCAACATGAAAGATTTGCCTCTTGATGTGGCCAAAGCAATTTATAAGAAACAGTACTGGACAGCTCCGCGTTTTGACCAGGTGAATGCAATTTCCTCTGCTGTAGCTGAAGAACTTTTAGATACTGGTGTGAACTGTGGTATCAATTTTGCAAAACCACTTTTACAACGTGCTTTGAACTTGCTTAACAACCAAGGTAAAGCTGGGTATGCAGACTTGAAGGTTGATGGCGTTTATGGTTCTAACACTTTAGGTGCTCTAAAAACCTATCTGGCAAAACGCGGGAAAGAAGGCGAGAAGGTTCTGGTGCGAGTTCTCAACATTATGCAAGGGCAACGTTACATTGAAATCTGTGAGCGTAATCCAAAGCAGGAACAGTTTTTCTATGGCTGGATTGCTAATCGAGTGGTGATGTAAATGACTCAAACAGAAACGGTAACTGAGCTAACTCCTTATCTTGAGTACTGGAGCAGCGGCATTTATATGTTTAAGTGCCCCGGGTGTAAATATTTACATCCATTCCATGTGAAAGAAGGTGCACATCACAATGGCAGTATTTAGGATTTTAACGGCGATATAAATAAGCCAACGTTTAAACCTTCTTTACTTGTTAATGATCATTACCCAGCAAGCCGATGTCATTTATTTTTGACTGAAGGAAAGATTCAATACTTATCTGACTGTCATCATGAGCTCGCTGGTCAAATGGTCGATATGGTGCCAATAGGGGATCTTTAAAATGTGGAATGTTTTAACAGTGAAAATAAAATC